CGGCGGAGCGAAATACACACATCAGGATGGTACGGAATCTTTTGTCGGCGTGAACAATGGTGGCGAGAATGGTATGGTTGCCCAGATTTATGCCGATAAAAATGTGGACGGCAACTGGGTTGGTTCCCGTATCAATGTATATCAGAAGGGAATTTTCTATCATAATGCAGAGGATAAGGCATCCCCTGATTATGTGGCTGATGACCCAGACCATGAGATTGCCACTGTTGGCGATATCCCTGATGTGTCTGGTATGCAAAGCATCATTAACTCTATGCCTGATGAAATTCTCAGTGAGATTGTCAATGTACAGCGTACTGAAACTACAAACACTGCTGAAATTCGTATCTTCACAAAACAAGAAAATGGAACCTATTCTCCCAACGTTCAGCACGGAGTGCTTACCTTGATTCCTGCTGGACAGGGGCCGGATGGTGTCAACGGCGCTGGCCTGATGTCCGCCGCAGATAAGCAGAAACTAGATTCTATTGACGCAGATGTTATTGCTGGTCTTGCAGAGAGTCTTGTTTGGGGCTCCCTGTAATCAATATCATTTATGAGGAGGAATAAACACTATGGCTAATATTGCTTTTAAGAAAGGTCTGCTCGCTAATCTTCCCAAGGCCCACACCGAGGGCACTTTCTATGTGACCACGGATGAGCGAGCTA